GTTACTTTACATTATTAAAGTTACTGGCGACATTACAGATGGTCCTCAAGGTCCTGTTGGTCCAGTTGGTCCTCCGGGAGAAACAGGTCCTGCTGGTCCTACAGGTGCAGACTCTACTATCCCTGGTCCACAAGGACCTCAAGGAGAAACAGGTCCTGCTGGTCCTCAAGGTCAGCAAGGTGAAGTTGGTCCTCAAGGTCCTGCTGGCGAAAGCGGAATGCCAATTCCCACACATGATGCTGTCGGCTGTATCGCTATGATCACCGTGCCTTGTCCGTATGGGCAAAGAATTAGCATTAATCAGGAATTTGTAAACCCAGCAGGCGGTGATTACTCAACCACTGCTGGCGCAGGAACGGGATTAAACCCAACTGTAAGTGCAACACCAGAAACATCTCTTACTGGGACTTGGCGTTGGCTTGGTCGACAATGGTACTTAGGTACTGGGATAACATCAAATGTTGTCTACATTACTGGCCTTGCAGTCAAAATAGCTTAAGGATAAGTATGACAAACAAAAAATTGAAAGAGGAGGTCTATAATGACCGCATTTAGTTTTCCTACTAATCCTACGCTAGCTCAAGAGTATCAAGCACCAGACGGTGGTCCACTTTACATTTGGAATGGCTACGCATGGATTGCTCAGAGTGCCGCAGCAGCTATTGGTAGTCTCGAGGCTCGCGTTGTCCAGTTAGAGACTGACATCGTGAACAAGATCGGACAAGGTGACGATGCAACTTTGAACTCTGTTCGGTCGCTGACTCGCGTTACTGCCGACGGTGAAATCATTGCCTATTTTGAAATTGGTCGTGACTACACTGCCTCAGCATCTATGGTATTCATGGACTGTACGGCAACTGCTACTCTGTTAGATCAGTCTGCTCGTGCAAACTATGAAGGTACTTTCTACTTTGGCGATCCTCGTGAAGGTGTCCCAGCAATTCCTCCTGTAATGGGTGAAGATGGTGTAACTGAAATTACGCCAGGTGTTCCTGAAGTTCCTCCTTATCCTGGTGGTATAGTTCACACTACTAATTTAGTAGCGACCTATCAGTATACAGTTCCTGGCACATACACAGTTCGTTTCGATCCAGACAATGCTGAGTCGACAGAAGCTACTACAGAGATCACTGCAATCGCTCGTACAGGTTACACTATCAGTCCTAGCGTTCGCTTCGACTTGTGTAATCTGTCTGTGTCTCCTCCAATGTCAGGTGTATACGACATGGGTGATGGCATTGCCGAGCAAGCTGCTGTAAACAAGAATCGTATTACTGCTACTCCAGATCCTACACCTGTCCCATACATGTACACTTTCGCTATCGAAGGTGGTGCTGCTGGTACATGGACATACGGAAATGCTGAGGCAACTACAGATGCAACTGGCGTATTCACTTATGTCGGTCCTGGCACTTATGCAGTGACATTCACTGATGGCACCTCTGGTGTCGTTTCGAACTTGAGCTTAGTTGTTGCCGACGGTGACACTGTACCACAGACTGGCGCAATCGAAGAGATTAGTCCTTACGTTCCACCTGTTCCTACTCACACTGTGACTAGTGACGCATCTGGCAACGCAACTTATAATTATCCTCGTGCTGGTGACTTCACAATCACCTTCACACCTGATGATGGCAACTCTGCTGTCACAGCCGCAGTCAACATTATTATGCCAACTCTCTACACGCTAACTTGCACTCGTAGCGAGATGACTGGTACATTCACTGCTTCTCCTGGTTTGCCTGGCACCTATTATTTCGGTGATGGTGTTGCTGAGATTCCAGAGGTTCCTGCTACATATCAACCACACATCACAGCCACACCTAATCGTACAGACAATGGTGATGGTACATTCACACCTGGCACTCCATATATGTGGACGTTTGCTATCGAGGATGGTGCTGCTGGTACGTGGTCGTATGGCGATCCTGCTGCTACAGTTGATGCTAATGGCACATTCACATATCCTGCTGTCGGAACGTACGAAGTATCCTTTACGCATACAGATGGTGGAGCTGTCTCCAACTTGAGTTTGATAGTCGCCGACGGTGACACTGCTGCTCAAGTGAGTGCGAACCAAGAGATCACACCTCTAGTTCCTGCTGTTCCAGCTATTCCAGAGGGAACATTAGTTTCTACTGATGGCTTGGGAACTTATCTCTATCCTCGCGAAGGCACTTACACAGTTCGCTACGCTCCAGATGACGGTAATGATAATCCTACTACAACATGTATTGCTCACACAAGCGTTCCATATGTGATTAGCTCTCCTGAGTATTTCATGTACAAGGCTCTGAGTCTTGCTCCTACATGTGGTGGTTATTATGACATGGGCGACGCTGTTGCTGAGATTCCTGAAGTACCTGCGACATACAAGAACAAGATCACTGCAACACCTGACGCCACTATTGGTGCAGATGGTGTTACTCCTGAGCCTGTTCCGTATAAGTGGACGTTCAGTGTGGAGAATGCTCCTGCTGGTTCGTACAACTATGGCGACTCTGTCCCAACGGTTGACACTGGTGCTGTGTTCACTTATCCTGGTCCTGGCACCTATGCTGTCACCTTTACGGATGGCACTACAGGTGTTGTGTCGAATCTATCTTTAATTGTTGATGATGCTCCTGTCGCTCAGACTGGTGCAGCAGAAGAGCTTACGCCGTATGTTCCTGTCGTTCCTGCTATTCCTGCTGGTAATGTTCCTACTACCGATGGTATTGCTACATATACTTACCCACGCGTTGGTGATTACACAATCACATTCTACCCGAATGAGTTGAGTCTTCCTGTCACATTGGCTGTAAGTGCTATTGAACGTACGACATATACAATCTCTACTCCACGGGATGAATGCACAGCAACACTAAGTTCTTCTCCAGCATTGCCTGGTGTATATTACTTTGGTGATTCTGTACCTGAAGTACCAGAAGTTCCTGCAACCTACAAGAAACATATCACAGCTACTCCTACTTACGATCCAGTTCCACTCACTTTTATCTTTGATACTGGTGTGGATGGTGTATATGCTTTTGGAGATGCCGAAGCAACTACTAGTACAACACCTAACGGTGCGTCTCAGATGATCTACACTGTTGCTGGTACTTATACAGTGACTTTCACAGAGACCTCTACAGCTGCTGTATCGACTCTGTCTTTGATAGTTCCTGATGTTGATCCTGTGGCACAAACAAGTCCTGATGAAATCTTGACTGATGTTGTTCCGCTTGTTCCAGCTATTCCAGAGGGTACTCTTGTATCTGCCGATGGTACTGGTTCATATGTCTATCCTCGTGAAGGCACGTATACAATTCGTTACGTACCAGACGATCATAACTATGAAGCAACTTCAAGTTTTATTGCACATACAAGTATTCCTTATGTGATTTCATCTCCTGAATATTTCCTATACAAAACCCTAAGCCTGTCTCCGACATGTGGTGGTCAGTATAGAATGGGCGATGCAGTTGCCGAGGTTGTTGGTGTGTATAAAGCTCACATTATCGCAACACCTGATGCTACACTAGGTGCAGATGGCGTAACTCCTGAGCCTGTTCCATACAAGTTCACATTTACTAATGACGGTGTAACTGCTTTCTCTCGTTCAGTTGTAAAAGTAGGTTCTCGATCGATTCGTCAATTGAAAGCTACTAAGTCTGGTCGTTCTGCTGGCTCCTATTCATACGGCGATCCTGCTGCAACGGTTGACACAACTGGTGTGTTCACATATCCTGCTGCTGGTACTTACACAGTGACTTTTACGGATGATGCTACAGGTGCTGTTTCGACTTTAGCGTTGAACGTTCTTGACACTGGCAACATTCAGCAGATTAGCGATAACGATTGGTATGTTGTACCTGCTCCTGCAATTCCTGAGGGAGTCGTTACGACTACTGATGGCATCGCAGAGTATACTTATCCTCGTCCTGGTGATTACACAATCACTTTCGAGCCTAACGAGTTGAGCAAGCCTGTCACTTTAGCTGTGACCGCTCCTGCTCGCACTACGTACTCTATCACTGCGTCTCGTGATGATCGCATAGCCACCTTAGCTTCTTCGCCAGCATTGCCTGGTGTATATTACTTTGGTGATCCTGTTGCAGAGATTCCTGGTACTCCGTATCAACCTCCTGTATTGGGTGAAGACGGTGTAACGATTATCACTCCTGAGGTTCCAGAGGTTCCTGCTGTTCCAGCTGTTCCAGAAGGTTCTTTAGTTAGCACAGATGGTACAGGAACTTATACTTACGGTAGAGATGGTACATTCACAATTCGCTATGTTCCTGACGATCACAACTATGAAGCAACTGTTGAGTTTATCTCACACGCAAGTATTCCATATGTAATTACTCCAACACCAACAGATTTAAGTGTCTCATTGGCACTTGATATTGCTTGTGGTGGAACGTATACATTTGGCGATGCTGTAGCAGAAGTTCCTCCAGTTCTTGGAGAAGATGGCGTTACAGTGATTACGCCAGGTGTTCCTGCTGTCCCAGAAGGTTCGATAACAACAACTGATGGTACTGGCACTTATGCTTATACCACAGCTGGCACGTATACAATTACTTTCACTCCAAACGAGTTGAGTAAACCTGTAACTGCACCTGTGACTGTAACAGCACCAGTGTAATGAAGTAAATGTTGAGAGGGCACTGTTAGCGAAAGTTAGCAGTGTCCCTAATACTAGAATTATAATCTGCCTCGTTGAGTGTTTGTCGATGTGGCATCACTCGCAGAATAGGAGAAGTCTATGTCAGGTTATCCAGACAATTTTAATGATTTAAATAATTTACCACAAGGTCCTGCTGGTCCACAGGGTGAACCTGGTCCAGTTGGTCCCCAAGGTCCTCAAGGTCCTGTCGGTCCTCCTGGCACTGGTCTCACTATTAATGGCTCTCTCAATTCACAGTCAGAACTCCCACCTACTGGTGAGTTTGGTGACGGTTGGTTGATCAATGGTGAATTATGGGTTTGGAATGGAGTTGAGTGGCAGAACACTGGTCCTGTCGCTGGTCCAAAAGGTGATGTTGGTCCAATGGGTCCTACAGGTCCTGCTGGTCCTGCTGGAGAAGTCGGACCAATGGGTCCACAAGGTGTCCAAGGTCCTACAGGTCCAAAGGGAGACCAAGGTGCAACTGGTGCCGCATCTATCGTACCAGGTCCTATGGGTCCTCAAGGTCCAATCGGTGCCACTGGTCCTCAAGGTCCACAGGGTATCCCAGGATTGGGCATTACATTTATTGCTCGGATTCCTAGCGAAGCCGATCTTCCAGCCACTGCTACGCACGGTGATCTCTATATCCTAGAAGACACTCAACATGCTTGGGTTTGGGATGATGCGCTAGCTGCTTTCGAGGATGCTGGTAAGATTGTTGGTCCACAGGGCGAACAAGGTGTTGTAGGTCCACAGGGTCCTGTTGGTGAAACTGGTGCTACAGGTGCTCAAGGTCCTAAAGGAGATAAAGGCGATGTCGGTCCGCAAGGTGACATTGGTCTAACAGGTGCCCAAGGTCCAAAAGGCGACCAAGGCATCCAAGGTATTCAAGGAGAAGTCGGTCCGCAAGGTCCTGTAGGTGCAACTGGTGCAGACTCAACAGTGCCAGGTCCACAGGGAATTCAAGGTGAAACTGGAGCCACAGGTCCACAGGGTCCTCCTGGTGAGATCACTCAGGCAGTGTTCGACTCTCTAGTGGCTCGCGTCGTCGCACTTGAGAATGCGATGCCAACCAAAGCTACATTAAATACAGATGTTCGATTCAACACTATAATCGCTAATGGCGATATCACAGCCAATTCACCATAAGGAGAGCATATGAGTTTTGATTTAAAATCTGCTCGAGTTAGAGTTGGTCTCGCTCCTGATGACACATCCAAAGATCCTCAGATCATTGGGTCTATCAACGCAGCATTAGCGATTGCAGAGAATTTCTGTGATCGATATTTTGTGTGGGTACAAGATGAAGTTGCTAATTTCTATTACCAAACCAGTAAGAAGTATTCACTAAAAAGATATCCTATTGAAGAAGTTACAGAAATTATAGACTCGGATGGAAACTTCCCAGAGTATAAAGTCCATCACCTATTGGGTAGAATTGAACTGAAGAGTTATAATCGTGCTGAAGAGTTGAGAATAATCTACACTGCTGGTTATCGAGTATTCCCTGCGGATTTGGAATTAGCACTGTGGGGAATCTTTGATGCTACATACGCATCTATAGATAAGGCAATGTCTGGCACTGGTGGTGCAAGTGCTCCAGCTGTGAACACAGGTTCTATCTCGAGTATTAATATTCCAGATGTAGGAACGGTGTCTTTCAACAATGCTGGTACTACGACTTCGGCTAGTGCGGCACTTACAGCAGCATGGGGTCAGTATGGTCCATACTTCCATCTGTTAAATTCTTATAAGGATCATTCATGCTAACTAACACAGTATACAATCAAATAGACGGAGCATTCATTACCGTTATTGACTTGTTGGGTGTACAGGCTGTGTGGACGAATACTAAAACACAGACCACAAAGAAGATTACTGTAGGTTTCTCTAAAATGAGTAACACAGATCAACCAAATGTCAACGCATACGCTCTCGCTGGTAAGACTCTCACAGCGAAGGCTAGAGATTTTTCTTCGGTTGTTCCTGAAAAGTTTGACTCTTTCGTAATCAACGACGAGAAGTATATAGCTGAAACTGTAACACCTGTTCGTCTGAATGATACTGTGATTGGATTCAAGATTACAACGCGAGGTAAATAATGTCAAGAAAATACGTTCGAGATATGGCTCGCGCATGGATTCAAGATAATCCTGAAATTCCATACTACGACACTATTAACATCGAAGAGGATCCTCAAGATCTCTATTGGTGTACTCTCGAGTTCAGTCATGAGTATACAGAGTCTAACACATTCTGTAATCAACAGGAAGAACATGGCGTAATCGACATCATAGTATCTGGGCAACCAGGGACTGGTGACGATAAAGTTATGGAGTATGCTACCAACATTGTCAATAAATTTATGACCAACAAAGACCCATCTGGGAAAATTACACTATTAAACGATCAAGCACCAGAAGAATTCTCTGGTGGTGACGCTAATAAGTACTATCAAGTTACGGTAGGAGTTGAATACCTGTACTTGTTCAATTAAGGAGAATTACATATGAGTGCAAAATCGTCAAAAGGCGTAAAAATCTGCATGACTGGTCCTGCCGCAAATGAGACATCATATACAGCTGGCACGATCACTGACATTACTGCTGGAAAACCAACTATCATCACATCCGCAAACACAGCTAAAGCTGGTGACCTAGTAACTGTAGAAGGTACTGGTTCTTCAACTCTAGACGGTAAGACTTTCGTAGCTGGTGCTAACACCAGTGCTACTGAGATCGAACTGATTGGTGCCGACACTACTGGTGAGACTGTTCCAGCAACTGTCACTGGTACTACTAAGGTATTCAGCGATGTAACTTGCCTGTGCTTGAATGCACTGGCTGTTAACTCTGACACACCTGGTACTGTTTCTGTCGGAACCTATTGCGATCCAACAGCATCTATTCCATCAGTTGTAGTTCAAGCTGGTACACTGACCTTTGGTGGTTATGTGGATATCACAGCAGAAGACTACCCAGCTTTACTAGACGCAGCTGAAGATGGTCTAACTCGTTGGATTCGTATCGAGTTACCAGACAATGGCCACATCATTGCTCCAATTATCGTAAGTCAGATGACTTGGGATTTGCCACTTGATGGCGCGATTGGTTTCAATGGAACAGCCACTTTAGGTAGCAAACCTAAACACTTGTTCTAAGAATCTATCTAGGGCATTCTCACGAGTGCCTTAGAGTAGATCTTTAGAGGACCCTCAAAGCCTTTGCTGTATAAGGTTAGACAGGGGTTCGCAAATTAGATCTAAACCTTGCAGTGATCCTATGAGGATTCCTGTAAGTTCATTTTGGCACGGATAGACCTCGCGGTCGACAAGAGGTGTTGCTCACCCATCTCTTCCGTTGTCTTTTATTGGTGAGCTTCTTAAATGGTGAGACATGAAAACAAAACAAATTACACTTGAAAGCGGTACATACACAATCAAAGAGCCTACAGTTGGAATTTTATTTCCTATTCTAGATTTGATGGAGAAAGATCCTAAAGGATTCCAAATGGGACTGGTAAAGGGTTCGATCTTTAAAGCTGATGGAACTCCTCTTGGAGACGGGATCTTAGAATTAGGTCTTAGCGAATACATGACACTTATGCAGGAAGTTATTGAAGTCGCTGGCTTGGGCAACGAACAGGGAAAGCTCTAAACGACTACGAGTATGGTCTCCATATTCTAGCAGAGAATCTTCATGTCCCTGTGTACGAACTTAAAGATAACATGCCAATTACTGAATACTCTAATTGGAATCTATACTTTATTCGAAAAGCACGCGAGGAAGAACAGACTCGAAAACTTGGTGGCAAGAAGAATCTTCTTGACAATCCAGACAACTTAGTGAAAGGTTTGACAGGATGAGCGACCAAAAAGAGATATACAAACTCGAAGGACTTGAAGAACTTCTTGCTTTGATGGCAAAAGCACCAGAGGTAGTCGAAAGAAGAGTAGTAAGAGCGGGAGTCAGGAAAGCTGGCTCTCGTTTACGAACATACATGCGAAGAGCCGCACCTAAGGGTGAAAAGGGTCTTTTGCGAAAGTCTATTACTATGAAGTATCAAGGTAACAACAAAGTAAAGGTTGGATTGAACAACCGAAGTTACTATAAAGTATTGGACGTGGGCAGGAAAGCCTACAAAAGAAAAGACGGAACACAGGTTAGAGGAACTCCGAGTTTTAATTCGGAAGGTACTGGCATTGAAAAGACCTGGTTAAGTCGCAAGCGTGAGATTGCCGACCTAGTTATATCTGGGATGAAGATCGAACTATACAAAGAGTTAGGTCGCATGGCCATCCGTGGTGGTTATAGCAGAAGGAGATAACAAATGGCAGGTTCACAAGACATAGGTGCACTAGTCGTCACGCTTGAAGCACAAACAGCTGCTTTTGAGAAAGGCATGGCATCAGCCACGACTTCGCTAAACAATTTTGGACGAGTTTCAAAAGATGTTGAAAGACAGTTTGGTGGCATACAAGGAGCAATAAAGAATTTTAATGCTTCATTAGAAGGATTAAGAAATGCAGTAGGAATAGTGAAAGCAGTTGTAGGTGCTTTCCAAGGATTTGTAAAACCTCGTGAAGATCTGATAGCCTTAAGAGCATCTTTCACTGAGTTGATGGGATCTGCAGAATCTGCTGCTGACATGGTAACTAGAATTTATATGATTGCCGATGAAATTGGCATAAAACTACCAGAGGCTACTAACGCTGTTCGACGAATGTCAACAAGTTTAGTTGCTTTGGGTTATAGTAATAAAGAAATTGCACAGGTAGCAGAGACGTTCTTGAAGATCGGAGCTGTAACCAGTTCTGTCAATGAAGCTTCTGGCGCTGTCTTCCAGTTCTCTCAAGCTCTTGGAGCTGGTGCACTGAGAGGTGACGAGTTGGTGTCTCTGTTAGAAAGACAACCAGCAATTGCTATCGAAATATCAAAATATTTAAAAGAAGTAGGACTTGCCAGCCAAGGAACGGTTTCCGAGTTGAGAGCACTTGCTACTCAGGGTAAGGTGACTACTGAGGTACTCGTAGATGCTTTTATTGGAACAAAAGATAAATGGGATGCTGCGTTTGAGAAAATGCCTGTGAAAATGGAGCAGGTTCTCAATCGAATGGCTATCAGTTGGCAGAAGTTTCAGATTGCGATATCTGAAAAGTTCTTGTTAAACGAGAAAATGGCAGCAGCTCTACAAGAAGTTCAGAAGCTGTTCCAGACATTCCTTAACAACGTTCTTGATATGTCAGACAGTCTTGGGGCTTTAGCAGTCGTTGTAACTTTGGTTGCTGTTAAGTTAGTTTCGCAATTGATTCCAGCTATCAGAGGAGCTACAATCGCTGCTACTTTATTCTCAGCAGCAACTGGTTGGGGCGCTATTCTCGTGGCTCTGTCGGCTATGGCACTGTTCTGGGATAAGATTATTATTGGGATTCAAGAAGCCGATTTGTATCTTGTACAACTTCAATTATCATTCGCAAAGTTCTTAGGGAACGACACAAAACCACTAGAAGACAAGATTGATAAAATCACCAAGAAACTGATCGACACTAAGAAAAGGTTAGCCAGACAGGGAGACGTTCTTGCAGAGGGTGCTGGAGAGCGAGATAGACTTGCGATTCAAGACAAGAAGATTCAAGAGTTCATATCTAAGATGAAAGAAGCTGCAGACGATGCTAAGCTTCTTAACAAGAAGATAGCAGCTTTGAATGAGCTTATAGCAGCAGAGAAAGATCCAAGAGCTCTCAAGGCTTTGAACGACGAACTTAAAAAGTTACAGAAGACCGCATCGGAAGGATCACCATTCCAAGAGTGGTTGAAAGGACTTACTAGTCAAGAGGTTGGTGGCACTCTAAAAAGTGTTATGCAACAGTTAGATGCTTTGCAGAGGAAGATGAAGGAAACTACTGATCCTATTCAACTTGAAATCTATACTAAAGCATACGAAGAGATTCTCAATAAGATGCAATCTGCTACCACTTCTAAAGGAGTGTTCCAGGTTAGAGAGGCAAGTGAGAACTTTCAAAAGCAAATGAAGATCAATGCGGAAGCTCTATCAGAACTCAATGATCAGTTTGCACTAGGACAGATCTCAGCTAAAGAGTATTATGCTCAACTCGGCAGTTATGATCAGACACCTTTCGCAGAGATTGAGATCGCTATATACAATGCGAACAAACAACTCGAAGAGATGCCTATCAAGTTGGCGTTAATAGACAAGGCTCTAGCAGAAGGTCGCATCACTCCAGAGACATGGGAGAAGATGCGGGACAACATCCAAGGTGTAGATTCAGATATGCAGAAATTAGGTGAGAGTATCACTAATTCCATTGCATCTAATGCTAACAATGCTGTCAATAACTTTATAGATAACTTAGGCAAGGCAAAGTTCTCGTTCACTGACTTCGCTACATCCGTCATCAAAGACTTGGCTAAGATCATGATGCAGATGTTAATCATGGCACCACTTGTCAAATCCTTCCAGAGTTTCTTAAAAGGAGGTCTTGCAACAGATGCTGGTCCAGAGTTGCTAAACCCATTTGCTAAGGGTGGTTCATTCGAGAATGGTACTGGTCTGGCACATGGCGTGTACAACAGTCCTACTCTCTTCAAGTTTGCGAAGGGTGGAACATTTGGACGTTTAGGAGTCTTGGGAGAAGCTGGCGCAGAAGCTATCATGCCTCTGAAGCGTGGTTCCGATGGTAAACTTGGTGTGTCGTCTGCACCAACTACAGTTAATATCTACAACAATGCTGCTGTAGAAGTGACTGCTACTGAGAACACAAATGCTGATGGTATGAAGAGTGTTGACATTCTTATCGAAAAGAAAGTTAAGGACATGTTTGGTACTGGACAAATGGACAAATCTATGAAATCTGCTTACGGTCTTAATAGAGCTGCGGCATAACTGTAAGGAACAACATGACAATTACTATAGCACAAAGACCAGCATCCATTGATGGTTGTATGGCTGAGTGGAGCGAGACCTTTCTTTCTAATACAATTAGAAGTCAGATGGAAGATATGTCTATCAAAGTTAGGCGACGCACCACAGGCTTGATCATGAATATAGATTCTAAGGTCAATCTAAAAGCAGAGCAGTACGAGGACTTTCTTAACTGGTTTAGAGTCGACCAACGAGGTGGCTCTATTCCAACTAGGATTAAGAGACCTATAGATGGTAAAGAGATGGTAGTTCGCTGTTCGCAGTTTCCTACTATACAGTGGATAGATTCTAATGTGTTCGCTGCAAGTATGAAATGGGAGCAGATGCCCGAATGGAGCACTCTATAATGTACAGTCAGAATATCAGTGCGATACAGGATACAAGTTCTCCAGTCGCATGGTTCTTCTTGCTGACTATATATGCAAAGGGCAAACCTCCTTTGTATTTAGTTAACAACAACGAGCCAGTGACGAGTCAAGGTATAGAGTACTTGCCGTTTCCTTTTCAACTAGCTCTACCTTCTGATGACGGTGAAACTCTTCCAAAGATCAGTTTGAAGATCTCAAACATATCAAATGAAATTATCGAAGCAATCAGGAGTGAATTGACTCCTCCCGAATTAAAAGTGGAGTTAGTAAGCAGTGCGTATCCAGACATAGTAGAGAAGCGTTTAGATTTTCTAAAGCTTCGCTCTGTGACTTACGATGCATTAACTATAACTGGGCAACTCGAAGTTGTAAATGTGATGTCCAGTGCATTCCCTAGTGAAGTGTACGACCCTGTACATTACCCAGGTATGTTTAGATGATTGACTGTAACCCTTCACGAGAGGGTTATGGTAAATTATTTACAAGAAAGGGTATCGGATGAGCACCGAACAATATATTGGTATACCATATGTAATAGGCGGAGAAAGTCTTGAAGGTGCGGATTGCTATGGCATCTGTAAGATGTACTCTAAGAATGAACTAAATAAATTATTACCTACATACATGTATTCTGAGCTAGACAATGAGGCAGTCGCTAAGTTGGCTATAGACTCGGCAAAGCATGGTCTAGGAGACAAGTGGCTAAAGGTAGAGACTCCTCGTCACGGTGACATCGTCACATTTCGAATCATGGGTTATGAAATCCATTGTGGTATCATGTTGAATGATTCAGAATTTCTACATAGTCTAAAAGGTCGTATGTCCTGTATCGAGGATCTTACACATGTTAATTGGAAGCATCGTCTAACGGGAGTATTTAGGTATGGATGAATTAGAAGTGTTAGATAGACCTAATACACAGCAAAAGCAATTGGCTAGATTGTTGACTCCTAGTGGAGCTCACGAGCTTTCAGTTGTAGCAGTTCCTGGTGAGACCATTCAAGAATTAGTTGACAGGGCAATCCCAGTTGAGATGCGTGACTATGTCGTGGCATTCAACCATGGCATGAAGATCAATGAACCAGAGAACTTTTGGATTCAAGAGCAAGACAGCATCCTCCTGACCCTTGTACCACAGGGTGGTGGCGGTGGTGGTGGAAAGAACGTCCTCGCAGCTGTCCTAACAATCGCAGTTGTAGTTGCTGCTTGGTATGTCGCACCTGCTTTGGTAGGTGGAAGTCTTGGTGGCATGTCAGCTTTAGGCACGAGTGCTGCTGTAGGCACATCTGCAATTGCAGGTCAAGTTGTTGCTATGGGAATTTCCATGGTAGGCATGATGGCTTTGAATGCTCTCATTCCACCTCCAAGTGTAGCACAACCATCCTCTGGTGTTGGTGTGGCATCCTCTCCAACTTATAGTTTGGGTGGTCAGTCCAACAGCATGAAAAAGTATCAACCTGTTGCTCGAGTTTACGGACGACACAGAGTGTTCCCACAGTTGGCATCCAATCCATTGGTCACGAATCTTGGTACACAATCTAGTATAGCATCTCTTTACGATTTTGGTCTTGGAAATATACAAGTTGAAGACCTGAAGATTGGAGACACACTAGCCTCTACATATTCTCCAGAATTAATCTGGCATCAGAATAGCTATGTAACAAATACTACATATCTCACAAATAGAGTTGGATACGAGCAGTTCCAGTATACATTGAAAACTGGCTCTGAATTAATAGTCAGAACCAAACAAGCTACTACAGCTTTCGATGTGGATTTATCTTTCCCACGTGGTCTTTGTTATTTCGATAACAATGG